CCATCTGCTAGCCTTTCTTAAGAAGTATGGAAGAATTTGACAAAATTTCTGCCAGTTTGCCGCAAGTAAAAGGTTTGGGAGATTTAGCTGATAGCGAATTTGATGCTCTAGCTCAACGTGCTACAGATGCATATGATGACCTAATGGACTTGGGCATGAATGTAGAAGCACGTTACAGCAGTAGAATCTTTGAAGTAGCTGGTGGCATGCTTAAGAACGCCATTGACGCCAAATCAGCAAAGATTGATAAGAAGTTGAAAATGATTGAACTTCAGCTTAAGAAACAAAAATTAGATCAAGATGCTAATCCAGATGGAGAGGGATCTATTGATATTCCAGGAAACGGTTTTATTATCACAGACCGCAATAGCTTGCTGGAAAAATTAAAGAATATGAAATAAATATACTATTACTGGAAGCATAACAAATGTCAACATTTATCGATTACCTTGTAGAAACCGTTAAAACTTACGAGTTTAAAATTAAAATTGCCGGGAAGCTAGATAGTGGATTTGCAAAATCTATTAAAGAAGCACTGTCAAAATACGATTGCGCAAGTGTAAGCAAAGGAAACAGATTGCCCATTCAAGAAAGTCCATTGGACTTTCCAGCATTAAAGAACTCAGAAGTTACTATATTTGATGTGGTTTGTCGCTACCCAGCAACTCCACAGGTTATTACAGAACTTTTATCTGATACATGTAAAATTAATAAAGGCTGCATTGTTGTTCGCACAATGCAAGAAGATTTAAACTTTGAAGCAAACGCAGAAGCATTTGCTAGAATTGGAACTAAAGGCGAAGCACTATTAAACAAGCCTTATGAAGATGGTGAGAAGCAAGATAATCAGCTGTCATTTTTAAAAGATCTAGGAAAAGTTAGTCATAAGGGCGAGCAATACAAAGGTGTTAACGATGTATTGTTAGCAAAATCAGCACCTGATGGCAACCAACCACAAAAGGACGACAACCTTGGAACAACAAGTCCTATTGGCTCATTAGCCATGAAATTTGTTGATCCATTTAAAGGACAAAAGAAATGAATTTTCAAAATTTAATATCAAAGATTGGTGCGTTAGATGCACCAGTAACACAACTAAAAGAGCAAGCTGAATTTAAATTCTCTAACGATATGGATCTTAACGCAGTTAAGAAACTGTCAGGTCTTAGTGAAAGTGAGGTAGCTGAATGCGGAATGGGCCCAATGGGATCAATGGGCGGCATGAGTTCTCCACCTCCTGTAACAATGAATGTTAGCATTAACGCTAGTGGAACTGAAAACATTCGAGATTTGATGGACTTATTAAAAGGTGTAGACGGCGAAGAAGGTGACGCAGTTTCTGGACCAATGGGCATGATAAGTATTAGTGGCAATGACGGTCGTATGGATCGCGCAGCTGGAGATTTAGAAATTGAAGTTGATGAAATAGTTGATCATGCAAATTCTCCAGATGAGCAATATGGCACAGTTGCTGACGTTACTGCAAAAGGCAACGACTTAAACAGTAAAGGTGGTAATGAGGCTGAGAAAGTTAATGGTGGCGGAAATCCTTACAATCAAGTATCAGAAGGCTTAATGGCACAATTACAAAATCTGTATACTGAAGTTAAAAACAGATAACACAGACAATATGTCTACTCAAAAGCGGCACTAGTGGCCGCTTTTTTTATGTAAATAAACACATGAGCAAAAGTTTAGACGGGGTACTTACAAAAAAGGCCCACAAAAAAGATAAGTTTTCAGAAGCACAAGTTTCTGAACTTTTAGCCTGTGCGGATCCTAAAAACGGTTATACATACTTCACAGAACACTTTTTTTATATTCAGCATCCAACGAAAGGTAAATTGTTGTTAGCACCGTTTGAATATCAAAAACGATTATTACACGCATACCACAATCACAGATTTACTGTTAATATGTTGCCTAGACAGATGGGTAAAACTACAACGGCAGCTGCATACTTGTTATGGTATGCAATGTTCCATCCTGATCAAACTATTCTAATCGCAGCACACAAGTATACTGGCTCACAAGAAATTATGCAACGTATACGTTATGCATACGAGTTATGTCCAGATCATATACGCAGTGGGGTAACAAACTATAACAAAGGGAGTATTGAATTTGACAACGGTTCAAGAATTGTATCAGCAACTACTACCGGTAACACTGGTCGTGGTATGTCTATATCCTTACTATACTGTGATGAGTTTGCATTTGTGCAACCTAACATTGCAGAAGAGTTTTGGACATCTATATCACCAACACTAGCAACTGGTGGTCGTGCAATTATTACTTCAACACCCAACAGTGACGAAGACACGTTTGCCACTATTTGGAAAGAAGCAAATAATAAATTTGACGAATACGGCAACGAACAAGACTTGGGTATTAATGGATTCTTTCCCTATACTTGCAAGTGGGAAGAACATCCTGATCGAGACGATGCTTGGGCCAAACAAGAACAAGGTCGTATTGGTGAAGAACGATTCCGTCGTGAGTATGGATGCGAGTTCTTAATTTACGATGAAACACTTATCAACAGTATCAAGTTAAGTGAGATGGAAGGACGAGAACCAGTGTTTAAGATGGGCCAGACTCGCTGGTACACTAAACCAACTCCTGATAACATATACCTTGTTAGCTTGGATCCAAGTTTGGGCACTGGCGGCGACTTCGCTGCAATTGAAGTGTTTGAACTGCCTAGTTTTAAACAAGTTGCAGAATGGCATCACAACCTAACCCCAATTCAAGGTCAAATTAAAATTCTCAAAGACATTTTAAAATATCTAGAAGACCAAATGGAAGGGACTGCAAATAACATATATTGGAGTATTGAAAACAATACTGTTGGAGAAGCTGGACTGGTATGTATTAAAGATCAGGGGGAAGAACAATTTTCTGGACTTATGATATCTGAGCCAATGCGTAAAGGACACGTCCGTAAATTCCGCAAAGGGTTTAACACTACTCACGGAAGTAAAATTGCTGCCTGTGCTAGATTAAAGCATATTATTGAAAGTAGTCAAATGCAGTTGAATTCTAAGAGTTTGATATCAGAATTGAAGAGTTTTATTGCTTCCGGGTTCAGCTTCAAAGCCAAAAGCGGAGACCACGACGATCTTGTTAGTGCATTGCTATTAATCGTGCGTATGAGCCAACTAGTAGCAGATTGGGACCCTAGAGTGTTTGAAACATTGTCTGGAGTGCATACCGAGGACGATTACGAGGCGCCTTTACCCATTTTTGTTTCCAGCAATTAACATAAATATTACTATGAATGCAAATTTTGAAAGAATCGCAAAAGACCTAGTTACCCAACTATCAACTAGATTTCCTAGTATGAGAAAGGAAACGATTGACTCTAAACCTATCGATGGTAGAAACTTTAGGGATCAAGATACCCGCAAACTTAGCTTTGATTATACTGATGATCGTAACGGTGAAAAACTAACAAACGTTTCTATAAGTTTATCAGATGCAGATGAAAAGCCAGCAATGAGCGTTCTATGGAGTAAGAATCCACGTGATGAATCGTGGATGGACTTCTTAGATGAATTGAGCGATTTTGCACAAACACACGGATTAGATTTTGATTTACAAAATCCATCCCAAAGTAATTTAGATAAAAGAGATCCTATCGGAGAAGGAAGAATGACAGAATCAAGACTTTCTGGTACAAGTAAAACTAGTTACCAAGACATTGGAGAAGCTAAGATCATTGTTAGACATAGCTCACCAGTTAACTATAATGCGCCTAACGGTAGGACACAACACATTGACAGCATCTTTATTGAAAACGCTGCTGGAGAAAGATTTAAGTATCCATACAAACATTTGAATGGTGCTCGTGCTCTTGCAGAACATATTAAAAACGGTGGAACACCGTATGATGCAATTGGCTCACACATTACTGGCTTGTCAGAAGAATTGGCTGGTCTACGTAAATTTAAAGGTTACGTTGGTCGCAATGCAGCCTTGGGTGAAGCAATGGGAGACATTACTAGTAAAGTAATGGAACGTATTGAAGAAGTTAAACGTGAAATTCATAGCCTACAGCGTCCTGCATATTATTCACACTTTGCAGAAAACTTTCAAGCTCGTACAGCACAAAGCATTCCAGAAGAAATTATGAATGATTGGATTGATCGTTTGACAATCCGTACGTTCAATGAAGAAATGAAATCTGTATTCCCATTCATTTATAACCTAGTAGGTGAAACCAATTTGCCAGTTAGGAATTTATCAGCAGATGATTTACTGGGTGAAGTAACAGATCAAGAAATAGAGAAATCTTTATCACAAGGTGGTATAGATCCCACCCCTGAACAAATGCAAGACCCTGAGTGGTTGGCAGCACATGGATTGGAAGACCCAAGTCAGTATCAAGATCAATCTGCAGAAGCAGACGCATTTAACGATGCCTTGATACAAGCTGATCAACAAGGCAAAACAGTATTCACATTTAAAGGTAAAAATTACCTTGTTAAAAACGACATGTACGGCCAAGGTGGAACTAGTCAAGATCCCACTCCAATAAGCGATAGCTACAATCCAAACTCATTAGCAACTCAATTTGAAAACGTACTTGACAGTATTGTACGTGAAGATGATGACTTGTACAAAGAAGATGAAGTTGGCGAACAAGCCATGCAGACTTTAAAAGATTTATTCAAACAAGAACTACCAATTGGAACGAACGGTAACAACGTAACTAGTAGCTTGCGTGGCACCATCGATAACAACAAATTAGACAAAGCATTTGAATTGCTTGCTGATTTGGGGTTAGATGAATTGGATGCTCGTCCAATTATTTCAGCATTTTTAAAATCTTATGATTCAGAAAATGAAACAGACTTGGCAACCACGTTGGGATTTGATGCTGAAGGTGCTCCTCCGGCGGATCCGGCAGCAGCACCAGCGGATCCAGCAGCAGCACCAGCGGATCCAGCAGCAGCACCAGCGGATCCAGCAGCAGCACCAGTAGATCCAGCAGCAGCACCAGTAGATCCAGCAGCAGCACCAGTAGATCCAGCAGCAGCACCTCCAGCACCAGCAGCACCGGTTGC